CCATGTCTTCGCGTCACCGCCGATCCCCATTCTCGCGCCACCTTCAACCAGGGCGGCATAATCCACTGCGCCGTTCTGCATCGGCAACTGCTCGGAGGCGTTCTTGATGGCCTGCTGCATCTCATAGAATCGGGCGGTACGGTTGCCGTTATCATCACGCAGGCCGTTTACCTGCTTGGCAACCCCTTTCATGGCGTCTTCAAAGCCAGCGTAATCTTTCACGGCGGAGACGACCGGCGCACCGGCACCGACCCCGGCGGCAGTCATAGCCGCTCCAGCACCCGCAACCCGATCACGGATCTCCAGTGTCTTTCCGTACTGCTCTTTGGCGGCGCTCATTCTGCGCTGCTGCTCAGCGGCACGTTTCAGCCTGGCTTCCTGCTCTACGAGCTGACGGTTGTACTTTTCGGTTTCGCGGGTAATGCGCGCGGTGGCGCTGGCACCATCCGTAGCGGATATACCGGCGCGGTAGAGTTCAGCCCTGACGCGGGCAGTTTGTGATTGCAGGCGGCCCTGCCTTTCTTCGAGGCGCTGGACAGCCAGGCGTTGTTTTTCGAGTGCGACGATCTGGCGTTGAGTGGGCGGCCCCATCTGTCCCAGTTCTGTACTGAGCATGGCCAAACGCTGACGCGAATAGTTCAGCCGGTCGCCCAGTTTCTGGTTTTCTGCCTGGAGTTTGCGGAACCCGTCCAGCTTGCCGCTGGTCTGGTCGATTTGTTTAAGGGCGTCTCGGGATTTTTTGACAGCGCTGGCCAGCTCCTGGGTGCTGGCGCGCGCTTGTTTAAAGGGGCGGGTGAGCTTATCAACTGCGCTCATTATCACCTGCAGGCGCAGGTTACGGTCATTCATCGTTGGTAGCTCCGCTGCGCATTATCGCTTTATGCCGCCATTCCAGCAGCTCTGTCAGCGACATGTCAGCGGTGGCGGCTGGCGTCCAGTGAAATACGGTGGCGATATCCGCCACCAGGTCATCAACGGTCAGCTCTGCTGGAAACCCGACATAGCCGACTTCGGCAGCAAAAAACCCACGACCTCAATCGACAGCTGCAGCAGATCGCCCGGCTCCATCAGCATGACTTCTGCGCGGGTCAGGGCCGGAGTGGTGACGCGAGGCAGCACGGTCATCATGGATTCGACATCCATATCCATCAGCGCCTGGAGGCGGGTACCGCGCAACGCGCCGGAGTTCGGCTTACGCACCACGACGGTTTCAATCTTTGTGGTGCCACGGAGTACGGGAGCATCAAGGGTGATTGTTGCTTCGGTGCGCGGGACTTCGCTTTCGTTCAGTTGTTCGTCTTTCATTTCTGTTCCTTAATCCGTTGAACCGGCGCGGATCACCGCGCCATATAATCAGATACCGATAGCGCTGCGGTGTTCAGCCAGCATGTCTTTGCCATCCACAATCCAGACCATGTTCACGAGATCAACTTCATAGAGAACCTCGCCGTTGATGGTCAGCTTGGCGTAGCTGTTGGTGCTGGACACCTTCGTGGTGGAGCTGTCGCCCTGCTTATGCTCACCGGAGTCAATCTCCTTGTGACGCCCACGAACGACCAGTTCGACGGCCTGCACTTCACCAGTGTCATCACGCTGGATAGACTCCGCAAAGCGCAGCATGATGCCGTCCACATTTGGCGTGCCCATTTGCTTGAACAGCTGCGCTTCGGTACCGCCGAGCGTGAACTCGGTATCCAGTGCGCCGTCGTCCAGTCCCAGGCTGATATCCACGGCGCCCGGCATGCCGCCGCCGCGATATTTTTCAAACTTCTCAGTCAACTTCGGGAACGTAAGGGATTCAACGATCCCCACATAGTTGTCCCCGTCGTTGAACATGTTCAGGTATTTAACCTTGCGTGGCAGTGCCATTTAATCCCCTTAGCCGTTAGCCTGGCTGGTAAAGTCCATCAGATAGGAGTCGGTGATACGCTGGCGCAGCATCAGGTTCTCCAGTGGCGGTACCGGCGTATAGTCGTAATCGATATACAGTTTCCCGGCTTTCAGCGTGTCCTTGCTGTTCAGGTCATCACTGATCCACGCATCACCACCCAGCAAGTAGCCCTGGCTGGTCATTTCACGCAGCTTCGCGCGGATACCTTCAACGATGTCGCGTGCCAGGGAAGGGGTCAGCGCCTTATCCATCGCCCAGAAGTGAGCTTCCGCCATGGTATCCATCAGGACCTGGGCGGTTCGGGTGTAACACTCGAACTGGAACAGCGGATCAGCACTGAGCGTGCGCACGCCCCAGAAGCGGAACCCGTCACGGCGGATCAGCGTGGTGATGTCTTTACCGTTCAACAGACCGGCGTCCGTGTTCGGGTCCTGTAGATCCCAGAACACATCTTGTGAAATACCGGTAACGCCCTGAACGGTTTTGTTAGACAGGCATTCGTGCCAGCCCACCTGTTCATCGACCAGGGCACGCAAACCCAGCGCGCGGGCAGTTGCCCAGGTGATCGCATCTGCGTTCAGGTTGGTATCCCAGCTGATGAAGTCAGGCCAGATCAGCATGGCTTCGCGGTCGCCGAAGTTATCGCGATAATTCATCGCCTCAACGATGTTGGCGCAGTTCCAGGCACCGATATACGCGAAGCCGCGCAGCTTTTTCGCCGTGGCAATAACTTCTGCGGCTACTGCCTGAGTGTCCAGACCCGGCGCGCCGAGAATGCGGGGTTTTACACCTAGTTTTTGTGCGGCGGTGAGGAGGGCTTTAAATCCGGTCGGTGAGGTGACAGCAGCACTCGCCGCCGCGCCGTTCTGGAGGGTCGGTTTATGCGCAGTATCCATCCCCAGGAGCGGCCCGAGATCGGTTTGACTGGTCACGGCCTGCGCCATGCCGATTGCTGAGTTTGCACCGGTGCTTACAGAGGTTACTGTAAATTTCCCGGTGGACTGGCTCCATGCCACTGTTGCGCCGGTCAGCTTGGCAGTAACTGCTGCTGCGACTGCGGCCAAATCAGCGGCACCGGAGAAATCGAGCCCGGTGATTGTTTTCAGGGCACCATCCACCGTGATTTTCAGCGTGCCATTGGTGACAGCATTAAAGCGGTCGATTGATTTTTCAGCGGAGGTCAGGGCCGGGCTGGTTAAGGTGCCGGAGGTGGCAGGGTTAGAACCGTTAACGGCAACCCCAGCAACTGCGACAGGGGAGTGCGCTGCATCCAGTCCAAGCAGTGGACCGGCGTCGGTCACAACGCTTACCTTCATGGCCACACCGAGCATAGACGCAATACCCGTTGAAGCAGATGTCAGCACAAAACTGCTGCCATTCCACGCCAGGGTAACACCGGTGAGTTTTGCGGAAATCGCCGCGGCGACAGCGGCCATATTTGCCGCGTCGGTACCTGCCGGGAGAGCTGACAGATCTACATCCACAAATGTCTGGGCGGTTCCATCAACGTTAACTTTCAGAATGCCGCTTTTCACTGCTTTGAACTTATCAAAGGTCAGTTCTGCGGCAGTTAGCGCAGCACCTGTCAGCGTGGCAGATGTCGCTGGGGTGGAGGACCCGGAAACGACTGAGCCGATCACATTGCTGGTTGTTGTGGCTTCGTCAGCGCCTTCTTCCACACGAACGACTACGACAACCGGGCTGGTCTGGTCAGCAATTGCGGTAAGCGCTTTTTTCAGCGTCCCAGAGTTGCCTGCTTTCGCGATGGCCGAGTTGATGTTGGTGATCAGTGCGGGTTTGTTTAACGGGAAAAATTCCGAATCAGCATCATCGCCAGTGCAGACCATGCCGATGATGCCGGTTGAGATAGTGCGGATCGTACGCGTACCTTCGTTAATCTCGGTGACGCGGACACCGTGGTGATAATCCTGAGCCATGTAGCGGTTCTCCTCATGAGGTTTCCGCTACATGTTGCTGGCATTTATACACATGTTCACTTGCTGGCCATTGTCCTGGATATCATACAACAGCGCTATGCAGGCACTGGCGGCCAGTTAATATCCGGGGCGGTAGAGGTGTCCAGTGCTTCCAGTGCATCCAGATAATCCAGCCAAAGGTTGTACTGTGCCAGTTCGTCACCTTTTAACCGTCCGATGACGGCCTTCCCCGGCCATTGCCGGTTATTCATATGATCGTTAGCCTGCTGAATGCGTGACTGCCGTTCTACACCTGCCGCTGCAATGAGCGCTGCACGTTCAGCAGCGGCATCTTTTACCCACTTACTCCCGGTCCATTCATCATATGGTGAGCCTGGTGCAAATATGGTGTACCCGGCGCGGATCTCACCAATGTAATCCACCTGGTGTGCGCTGCCGTCAGCTGTTGAATAAACCGTTTTTCCACGATTATCAGTCTGCTTATTCCATCCCGAACCGGTAAAGACGAAGGCTGTTCCCGCTTCCTCCTCGCCAGGGTCAATCATTGTGCTGCTGCCGGGTAAGCTCACTCCTTGCGGGATAAATTCGTCCGACCAGCCCGTATACTCTTTTGTTTCAGGATCGAAGTAAAAAACGCGGATGTCGCCTGCGGTGATTGCGTGTCCATTTTCATCAAAAATAAGTGTCATTATTTTGCCCTTACCAGGAGATTAAATGCGATGTTCCGTGGACGGTTTTCTGGAGCCGCGCGAACTTGCTTAGCGGAATCAAAATAGATATTTTTTTGGTTGAAAGTGCTTGTTGTTCCTGCAACAAGACCGGTCGGTATTAGCTGCGTCATTTCAAATGCACCAGATGCAGCGGCATTCACACCCATAGTGACATCAACAAACTGGCCTGTGATTGGTTGCTGGGCATCGCCCTGAGCACTTAATAAGGCTCGCCCGCTATCAACGCCCCGGCCATCATCCCAGATACGCAGAAATTCCCCACGAGCTTCTGTTAATTTCAGGCCTGGCCACACTAACGCAAGTTTTGGATAAGTCGCTGCTGAGAATGTCGCCCCGTTAAACTTTAAAAACACCATGTCGGCCCATTCTGGCATCACCGTATTAGGCATAGCTGCAGACGGCCAGAAGAACGGAATGCCAATAGGAGGCAATCCAGCTGACAGGCCAAGGTTATCGCGTGCGCCTGCTGGCGTTTTTTCTCCAGTACCGCCGTTGGCAATAGGTATGATGGTAGAAGAGTCGCTATTGAAGTTTTGCACAACATTAAAATTGCGGTTTCCCTTCACCCCCGTTGAAGTGACTATGTATTCTGATCGGTTGCTGGCACTTTGAGCGTTTGAAGTTACACGTAGCACCAGACGGTTTACCTGCGCCAGAACACACTCAATATTCGCGACTACAGATACGCCGAGCGTCAACCCGACAGGCGCATTGACCCATGCGCCTACTGTCGCCAGCCGTTTTTGTCCTGTTACAAAATCAGCCTGTTGCCAGTCCAGGGGATCTGCAACTGGCTGGACAGCAATGCCATATCCTAAATCCTCAAAACCTAACGTTTTGCGGCCACCTGCAGGCGTGGTTGCGCCAAGTCCACCATTAGAGAGGGGAATTACCGTTGTGGGGTCGCTGTTAAATTCCTGCACAACGTTGAACGTGCGGCTACCTTTCGCGCCGTTGATGACAACAAAATATTCATAACGCGCTGAGGCTGTCATGGATTGAGACGTTACGCGCAAGAAAAATCGGTTAGCGCTGGCCCGTGCACCCTCGCAGGCGATATTGACGACATCACCTGCAGGGTTCTTTAATTCTGCTGGGGCGTTAAGCCAGCCGGTAACGTTAGCGAGCTGATTCTGTCCGGTTACAAAATCTGCCTGCTGCCAGTCAAAGGCAGTTGTTGCAGTCTGGCTGGCTAAACCCAGACCAATTGCCGCCATAGCATCAGAACCAATCAACCGCCATCCATTAGCATCACCGCCCGGATACCAAGTAACAGATGTCCAGTTTGTGGCAGCGTCAGGTTGACCTCTACGCTCATAGATGCCCGCGCCAGTAAACATTAACTGAGCAAGTCCCATTATGGCGCCACCTGTTCTGCGCAATGACATAATAATGCTATTGTTTTGACCAGCTGACAGACCGACCGGAGAATCAGTTCTTTGTCCCGATAAAATGTAAGTCGTATTCTGAGCGAATGCTGTGTAATCAGACAGAGTAGTTACAGACGTTGGTAACACTTTTGCCGAACTCAGCCCGCCAACTTCGATCCAGTCAACCCAGGGGCCGTCTGTGCCGTTCCAGGTTCCGTTGAGAAAGCGAATAAAGAAACGCCCACCATCTGTGGTGTAAGTCTGCGTGCAGTTGCTCCGCCCGCCAGGGTACACCTCAAAAACGCCTCGCTCAGTGGCAGGGTAGCCATTTGCAGTTGTAGCCGTCCCGTTTCCTGACTGTCCCCATTTCCCGATATAGTCCGACGTTGGCCCGTAATTGTTCAGGTTGGCATTATTGGGCAGGTTGCCCCGCATCAATATTGCTGGCGCTACTGCTCGGGTGACAAATTCCGTTGTTGCGAGCTGCGTATCATTTGACGATTGCGATGCTGTTGGTGCTGTCGGTTTTCCGGTCAGAGCTGGATTAGCAAGCGGTGCTTTTGCGGCCAGGGCATTGACCATGGTAGTCGCAAAGTTCGGGTCGTTTCCGAGAGCGGCAGCCAGTTCACCCAGCGTATCCAGTGCGCCAGGTGAGGCGTTAATCAGTGCATCGATTGCCGCTTTTACAAAAGCAGTGTTGGCAATTTGCGTATCGCTTGCCGTCTGTGCTGCTGTTGGTGCAGTCGGTTTTCCGGTTAGCGCCGGGCTGGCAAGTGGTGCTTTAAGGCTGGTCGCATCCATGACTGTTTTCACCGCTTTTGGGGTGGCGGCTTGAGTTTCTGATGCGCTGTTTGTGGCGCTGTTGAGCTGCGTAAATCCTTTGGCTGTCAGCGTGGCGTCAGGGTGGTTACGTGATTTTGCATGCTTGTCGATTTCGCTATCGACATATTCCTGCGTAGCCATCACGGTGGCGGTGTCCATGGTGATGGTGATCGCATTGACTTCGCTGACCGCAATCACCATGCGGATAACCATCTTACGTCCGGCCCCTTCGCTTAATGACGGCTTATAGGTGTCTGCCATATTGCCGACGGCAAGCAGCGTGCCGGCGGCATCATACAGAGCCATTTCACGTAGCCAGAAACCGCCCGTTTCCGGTGGGATCACCAGTTCGGCAACGATATTTTTCGGATCGCTGGCATCAATACTCGCTCTGTTAATCGGCGCTCGATGAACTTCATTGACCAGCTTTGTCTGGGCAGGGTTCGGGGTAGGCAGCGTGCCGCCGCCATCACCTACGGCCATTTTCGCGGTATTGTCCAGAACAATGCTGGCGGTGCCAGCCAGAACCGCCGCGATTTTTGCGGCACCTGCAGTGGTGATAATAGTTTTAAATTTCGCCATGATAATTACCCTGGATAAACCGTAATAATGTCGCCGTCATAAATGATCCCGCCGGTGTACAGATAACCCGGGACTTCCTGAACGATGTTGATGGAGCAATGGCGGCTGACGGGCCGGGCGTCACTGATGAGCCTGTCCATTTCGGTGTTCATGTTGGGCGTCATGCCGCTTTCCGGCACACCAATGTCCAGTTCGAACGTGCCGGGTGTGGCATTGTTTTCCCACCACTCTGTAATGCCAATGATTCGCCCGAGCGGGCCAACTGCGCTGCGGATAGCAGCAAGCGTTCCTTTACGACGGTGAATGAAAAAGGCGTCACTGACGGCCTTGCGCTTGACGTTCTCTGCCCAAGTCTCATCCCAGCGGTCAACAGAAAACGCCCAGGCCAGATAGGGCAGAAACTTCACCGGACAATTCCACGGGTTCCACAGGTCACGCAGCGGCACATCAAGATTGCTGATATCGCTGCAGGCTTGCGCCAGTCGGCGCTCAAGGACAGACGAACCCGGAGGGAGCAGGCTATTCATCTGTTCCCCCGATAATCACGGTTGAGGCTGTGCAGTAAGCCGCCTTTGATTTATCCAGCACGACATCAGCAGCAGGCGCAGTCAGCTCTACGCGCTGGACCCCTTCCACATGGAGTGCGCCGTAAATAGCAGATTTGCGGATATCGCGACCCAGACGCGACTGGGCTTTTATGTATGTCTGCAGCCGCTCAATGGCCGCCGCTTTGATGGGCTCCGCTTCCGGGCCTGGGTAGAGATAGAGCTTTGCATCGATGGTGTAATTCACGATGGTTGCGGACTGTACTGTTACGCGGTCAGCCACTGGCCGCACACTTTCATCGTTGAGCGCGGCAGTCACCACTGCAAGCAGATCCGCCGCTGCCGTTCCATCTCCTTCGCGGGAAAGCACTGTGACGGTGACATTTGCCGGAGACGGGCTGACAGCCGATGCATCAGCCACACGACCATCAGCACTGCGCGCGTGAAATTCATAAGCTGCAGACGGGCCAGCAACGCTCAGCCCCTCCATTGCCGCTGGTATGCGCTGGCGAAGATCAGGATCCGACTCCATGACCGCCTCCACCGGCGGCACTGCCGTCGGGTCTTCTGGGGTGATCGTAAGTCGCCGCACGTTATTGTTGGCCGCCAGCTGTTCAAGATCACTGCCGATGGCATAGGCAACCATTACGGCCTGCGCTGCCTCGTTAATACGCTGCCTGAGCAGGATTTCACGATAAGTATTCTCCTGGAGGAGCTTAACTATCGGGTCTGATTCCAGTTCCAGAGCGCGGGTAACCGCTGCCTGCTCTTCTACCGGGTATAACGCAATAAAATTCGCCTTACGCTGCGCATAGAGACTCTCAAAATCGGGGACATCCACGACTTCCGGCGGTGGTAGCTGCGACAAATCGACAACGGCCATACTCAGGCTCCCAGTTCTACAGACAGATCAACAGGGCCACCGTCTGAGCGGTACCCGGTAAGCTCAACCACCATCGAGCCGTTCATTGCGCCCGTAATGTTGATGGTGTTCAGCTGAATGCGCGGCTCCCAGCGCGACAGCGCCCCATAAATCGCAGCCATCACTCGCAGCTTGGTGACGCCGTTCTGTGGCTGGTCAATCAGCTCCGGTATCAATGAGCCATATTCGCGACGGGCAACCCGGCTACCGACCGGCGTAATGAGGATGTCCCGCACTGACTGGCGCACGTGGTCCAGATCGGTAATGCGACTACCGTTTTTTTGGTTCATGCCGATGTACTTCATTAAGCCGGGCCTCCTGTATTGCTGCCGCCTGATGTCACTCCGGAATGTTTATGCGTATGAACAACAACACCGTTCGAAGACATAGAGCCACCGGTCTGTTCAACCGGTCCTTTAATCACTGTTTTGCCAGCGTTAAGGGTGAATTCATCGGTGTTCATCTCGATGCTTTCAGAGTCATAAATGGTCTTCTTTACCCCTGAGACATGAAGCGTCCCGGTTGTCGGGCTGTATTCGAATCGCGCGCCGTCCGGAAAGACCATCACCATGGCTTTTTCGTCAGTGGAGGGCGGCATCCGGTCATTGGAGTAAATCGCAGGCAGCACAAAAGCCGCTGAGAGATCACCCCCAACGGACAGCAGTAACACCTGCTCATCTACAGATGGTGCCCACCATGTAACAGCGCCCCCGGCGCGCGTAGTCAGCCAGGGGATCCAGTTTGTTACCAGTTCGCCTGTCGCCACCCGGCAAAGCCAGTTTTTGGTATCCACTTCGGTGACAGTCCCCGTGCGGATCACGTTCAGCAGCAGGCGCAGGAGTTCGTTGATATCGTTTTTTGCGCTCATAGATGCAGACTGCCACAGGCAAAATGACAGTCGATGGAGAGGCGTTGTCTGGTTTACAGGACAATCAGCGGGACAGGTGAGTGAGGATTATGTCGCGGACCATCTCTTCTGAAACGTCGGTTATACCCAGCAATTCACGGCGGGCATAGGTGACTTCCGGGCCATATTTGCTGACCCGATCTCTTAACCCGTAATGGTGCACACGGGCAATGCGCATAGCGCGTGGATCAAACTTAACTTCCGCGCTGTCAGCGGTGGCGCTGGCTTTCATATAGCGATTGGTTCGTAGCTTGCTGAACATCTTACGGCGGACACGACCCTGTTTCGCCCGGCCAGAAGATTTTCGCGGCTCGAATGCAGTGCCATCCGGATTTTTTTGCATGGCGATATTGTTCTGCTGTTGCTTACGCAGTTCTGTCGCCACGTCGCGCATCAGCTTACGGCGTTCTGGCGGGGAAAGCTGCTTCAACAGGTCATCCAGCCAGAACTCAATATTCTTAAGGTTTTCCATGGCTCAACCAGTAGTTGTCCTGCTCTTCAAGGTTGCCCGGCTCAGGGATCGCTGTCACTGTTGCCACCCCGCCGTCAACGGAAACCAGAACACGCTCGGTCAGCTCCAGAAAGATGCCGATATCCGCCAGGTCATTCCTGAGAATGTCGGCCTCAAAACTGAAAAGTCTTTCCCGCAGCTCATCATTGGCCAGCGAGTCCGCCTGGTTGACCATCAACCAGTTCAGAATAGCGGCCATCAGTATGTTCTGGTCGCCGCTGTAGTCGGTGATCACCAGATTCAGCGTGTAGCGGTATTCCCATCCCTGAGCAGGAAAGCCGGTGGAAACCACCCGGCCTTTATCAATGTAAACGTGCAGCGCTTCGGGGTTCGCTTTCAGGTACGGAACGCCAGCGCCGAGAGCTGCGCGCAGCGAGCGAGGCTTATTCATGCTGTTGCTCCTGGCAGTCCACAATCATGTCCACTTTCGCTGCGCATACTGCCCAGTCCCCCTCTGCCTGTTCTTTCGCTGCCAGCAGATCGCCGTTACTGACCGGGCTGCTTTCCATCAGGGTGCAGCGCGTCACTTTGGGACAGGAAAGAGTGATAACCTGCGGCCCCGGTAATCGCCGGTCGCCGCTGCAACCGGATAATACTGTCAGGCAAAGGCTCAGCAGCCCAGCCAGCGGCTTGTTCATCTTCACGGATCACCTCCTGAATTTGCTTCTGGCGACCGGCTGCTGCCGCCCGTAGATCGTCATTGGTTTGCTGGAGCTGCTGCTGCAGATTGTCGTTTGCTCGGGCGACCAGATTCACCGCGATCAGCTGACTGTTTTTTTCACTGAGCTTTTCACCCATCTCCGCGACCGTCTTTTTTTGTTCGCCGACCTGTTTCAGCGTTCTGCTGAGCTGCCAGCCCAGCAGGGCCGACAGCGCCAGCAACGCGGCGATGACTACGCTGAGGGTTCTGGACATGGTTTGATGCCGGATAACATGAGGAGGGCAGAGCGGATGAATCTGAAGCCCAGCAAGGCGGCCAGATAGCAAATGGCCGTAGTGATACTGCCAGCATTAAGCAGACAGGCGGTGATGAGCACTATCACCATAATGAAACGCAAATGCTTCCTTAGCGTCAGCGTTCGGTTTAATCCCAGCGCGCGGATCGTAATATCTGCAAATCCTGTCCGACCATCTTTCAGCCATAGCGCCTGTGAAACCAGGCCCGAGGCGATCAGCAAAAGGGAAACCGAGACGCCAAACCACGCCCAGGCAAAGATGATGGTCATTGCCAGGCTTTGTGGCCAGATGAAGCCCAGGCCAATCATGACCAGCAACGTAATATCAAACATCCAGCGGGTATATTTTTTCACTCGTTAGCTCCTTTTATGCACCATGCCAGCTCCCGCGCGCGGCGGTTCTCCAGCCCTTTGCTTTTCACACCATTGACGTAAACCCAGCGCGGCAACTGATTGCATGCCTGCCACCACTGCTGGCGATTGATAAAAGAGACCATGGTCGAACGGCAGATCGCGCCCGTTCCGACGTTAAACCCGATACTCACCAGAGCATCGTAAACCTGCTGGGGAGGCCTGGTTGTCAGGCAGGCATCCAGCCTTTTCTCTGTCAGCAGCACATCGCTCAGAAGGTTGTCAGCGGCCTGGTGCTCGGTGATGTTCTTGCCCGGCACCACGCCAGCCGTATGGCCGATCCCGCTGGTCCATACTCCGGCACTGCATTTGTACGGCGTGAGCTGGCAGCCCTCGTAATCTGCGATAAGGCGCAGACCCTCCGGCGATGTCTTGAGCATCTGGAACTGGGGCAGGGTGGCGGCGATTGCCAGGACCACACCGATCAGGCAGCGTTTAACGATTTGCGCGTTCATATGCCTCCTGACTTACTTCCCCGTTTTTTCGCAGCAGATATGTTTTGCGGCTGTAGTACCAGTAAACAGCAAAGGTGCATGCGCCCAGAACCATCGAAAAGACGGATGCCATATCCCTGACAGAGAAGTCACCCAGCCAGGCCAGAAACAATGCGATACCGTATGTGATAGCGGCGATCACTCTCTCAATAGTCATGCTCACTCCCATAGCTGAATCGTCCGGGCAACAGGCGCTGGCGTCTGGTCAGGTAACTCAATTTCATGGCCATGTGGCAGGAAAGGCCCTAACTCTGCCAGACCGGGGTTTGCGTTGAGTACAAGCTCAGTCATCCCCTGCGTTCTGCCGTAGTGTCGCCAGCAAATGGCGTCAACGGTGTCATGCTGCTGCGCCCGGACTTTCATCAGATAAGCTCCACGGTCATATGCGTCCGGTCCTGTACGCCGTTTATTGCCCAGTGAGCGTTCCGCCACACTTCCCCAATTGCCTCATCGAGCGCATCGGATTTCTTAACGCCCTCAGCTGTTGCGTCGTAATCCCGGTATTTCTCCATCAGCGTGGCGCGGGCCCAGCTGAAAACAGCCTGTTTGTAAAACGTTACCCGGTGCGAAATACCGTCAATCTTTTCCGCAGGGACATCGGCCAGGGATGTGTAACCGGCTCTCTGCTGGTTTTCGCGATAAATGAAAAGCTCGGCGTTAACTTCCGCAATTGCGGTACGAAGCGCTTTGCGCAGACGTTCAGGCGTTACCGTTCCGTCCACCCGCATGTCTTCCCTGTATTCCTGCAGGCTGAGATCAGGAAAAAAGAAGGTGTTGCTGATGGTGTCCTGGGTATCCTGCGCCGGTTCAGGTGAAACGAATGTCAAACTCATGCATTCTCCTTGGGTGGGAGGTGGACGGGGTTTTGATGAGGCTAAAAGCCTGTCGCCACCCCGTGCCTCCCCGTGCGCGGGTCACGTTCGGTCAGGCTTCGGCGGCCTGTCGCAGCTGTCGGTTCAGCTGCTCAATGTCTTTCTTAACACCACAGCGGTTATCGAGCTGCAGGGCACGGTTCAGGTGGTTCAGCGCAGCAATCGCCTGATCGTTATCGCGAAGGGCATAACCCAGTGCTTTATGCAGTCGGGCACGGGACTGATCGGGCATGTCATGCGGGTCAACCAGCTCCAGCGCCTGCGTCAATAGTGCCGCGCTAAAAGTCTGCTTTGCCGTATATGCGCGCATCGCCGCGTCAGCAAACTCTTCTGCAATCGCCGTTGCCGTGGTGCGGTTGTAGCGCGTCGGCAACACCCAGCCATGTTTCAGGGCATGATGGCCAATCGTCAGGGCCCCGTGATAATCACCGGCATCGATACGCCAGATCATCACGTTCATGACAACGTCGTCCTGCTGGGAGCCATCTCCGGCCAGGATCCCGGCCACCCATGGTTCGTACTTCGGCAACATGTCGCGTTTCAGTTCGGCTTTCTTTTCCGTTGACTGCGTACCTTTCAGGCGCGCCATATCCTCGGAGAGATAAAGCAGCATATGGTTATAACCGCTGAGAGCCTGCCGTGGACCGCCCTCACGGGCGGCCTGTTCGGCTTCAGCCCGCAGGCGGTGTGCGCGTGCGGGTGAGGTCATTACGGATTACTCCCTGTACCAGAAGCGGCTGGGGTCCAGTCAGCTTTAACCTTGATGTTTTCAACCAGCGCAAGGCCGCGATAATCCTCAATGACGTAGGCTTCATTGACAGACTCGAAGTTCTCGATGCGGTCACGTTTCGGGTTGTCGATCACAGCACGGCGGCGGGTGTCTTCCTGCCAATAAATGGACAGATTATCCAGGCGGGTGATCAGCAGCGTTTCGGTCGGGAAGAACGGCGCACGGATCACCGGCAGACCACCCATACGTTTCTGGCTGATAATCAGGTCAGCGGCCAGCGCTTCGGTGTTTTCCTGCTGCTTGTTGACGATAGGGAAATATTTGTCAGCCAGCATGTCACGGCCACAAATCACCACCAGACCATCATCGTCTTGGTAGACCTCATCAACCAGGTTGTTAACGGCATCCATCACCAGGGCGTCCAGGTTCTCGTAATCACCTTTCTTACCAACGTGGATCTCGTTGCGCTTGGTGCCGCCGGACGGCGTGATACTGTCCATAACGTGCGCCACGGCATTGGTACGGATGTTTTCCAGCCATCCGGTGTTCACGTCCTGGAGCTTCGGATTTGAGCTGCGGTTTGAAGACGCCGCACGGCTGGTACCGTTAAAGCCGATCATGATGCGGTCCAGCGCCTGGCGCTTCACGATGGCATCGCGGATGCGGGTCTGGAAGTCCTGGAATTTCGCCCACATGTCGATTTTTGCGTAAGTCAGCGCAGTGTCGAAGTTGGTCTGGGTGCACTTGTATGGAACACCGCTCAGATCGGTCGGGTCGGTTGGCTCGCGGTCTTTGCTGGTAGTGTCAGTGGTACCGGCGATAGTGGTACCCACACCAAGACCCAGGGGCTGGCCAGTTTGCTCAGACACAGGCACTACGTTGACCAGAGTCAGGAAAGTTGCAGATTGCTGAATCAACGTTTCCAGGCTCTGCGCTACTGACGGGGTAACAGAGAATTTTTTACCGATGTCGTCCACAGAGACATCGTTCAGTTCTGCCAGACGCGTCAGGTAGGCATTGTATTTAAGGCGAGTTTCTTTTTTCACTGGTTTGCTCCATCAGCAGTTGGTCAGTTCGCCGGAGGTCTGGCTGCCACCCGTAGATAACGGGCGACGGTCCTGGCGGCCATCTTCGCGAGATAATTTTTCCTGCAACCCGGAAAGCTCTTCCTGCGTCGCAGTGAACTGTTCTTCGAGTGCTTTGAGTCTGGCTGCATAGGTGGCCATCTGGTTTTCATGGTCATCAACGCGGCCGGAAAGGGTGTGGTGCTCTTCTGCCACAGCTTCAACAGCACTGTGAACATCAGAGAAACGGGCATCGTCGCTGACTTGCTTGCGTGACAGCAGCTCCTTAACGCGACTGAACAGGCTCGTTTTTTCCGACACATCTTCAAATTCGATGACGGTTTCTTCTGCAGCAGTGAAGAGGTTGTCTTTGTCCTGCTTGCGGCGGGCCAGCGGGTTAGCGGAAGCATTCGCGCTGAACTGCAGCATTTCAGTACCGAGGCTCGCTGGGTCATCCGTTACCGCCAGGCCAACCAGGTAGGCTTTGCCGGTGTCGGAGAACTTGGTATTCACTTCCATGGAGGTGAACAGCTTTTGCAGGCTAGCGGTGTAGTTGACCAGATCGTCAGTTGGGGTCATCCAGGCGTACAGCGCCATTTTCCCGGCCAGCGCTTCCGGTGCCGTGAGCACTTCGGTTTCCAGGCGGTCCACGGTACCGAAACGGCGGAACATACTGTCAGGTGTGAAGCCCTTGATGTGCTCCATGTTAATCAGCGCGGTGTACACCGCCGGATCGTAACTGGCGGCCATTTCCTCCAGCCACGAACGCTCAATAGTGCGCCCGTCAGTGGTGGCACCTTCCACCCCGATACGGAAACGCTTCGATTTTTTTGCCATCTGCCAGGCTCCGGTAGTTTGTTCATAACATCTAAGAGCCTTTATGTTTGCTGGTTGTAACCGACTGAAACAACGAAGGGCAATTGTGGCGGTGCTGGCACAATGACCAGTAGCGGAAGCGCTTTCCGGCGGCAAGTAGTCTGGCGGCATGAACGCGACGACTATAAACCCGGACCTCGATCCCCGTAGACAGGCTATGTTCCTGTACTTCCAGGGGTTACGCATCGCCCGCATTGCTGAAATGCTGGGAGAGAAACCTGCAACCGTTCACAGCTGGAAGAAACGCGACGAGTGGAGTAAATACGGGCCGCTGGATCAGATGCAGCTCACCACCGCGGCGCGCTACTGCCAGCTGATAATGAAGACTGAAAAAGAGGGGAGGGATTTCAAAGAAATCGACTTGCTGGCGCGTCAATCCGAACGTCATGCGCGAATCGGCAAGTTCAACGGTGGCGGCAATGAGGCGGATCTCAATCCGAACGTGGCCAACCGGAATAAAGGCCCACGACGCCAGCCGGAAAAGAATGTCTTTACCGACGAGCAGATCGAGAAGCTGGAAGATATTTTCCGCGACAGCATGTTTGGCTATCAGCGTAACTGGTGGGAAGCGGGCAACAAACACCGTATCCGCAACATCCTTAAATCACGCCAGATCGGGGCAACGTTCTACTTTGCCCGGGAGGCGCTGATTGATGCCATCACCACCGGCCGCAACCAGATTTTCCTCTCTGCTTCCAAAGCCCAGGCCCACGTTTTCAAACAGTACATCGTCGATTTTGCCAAAGAGGTTGATGTTGAACTTAAAGGCGACCCGATGACTCTTGGCAACGGGGCATGCCTCTACTTCCTCGGCACCAACGCCCGGACGGCACAGAGCTATCACGGCAACCTGTATCTCGACGAATACTTCTGGATCCCCAAGTTCCAGGAGCTGCGTAAAGTGGCATCCGGGATGGCGCTGCATAAGAAATGGCGCCAGACCTATTTTTCTACTCCGTCCAGCCTGACTCACAGCGCCTATCCGTTCTGGTCAGGTGCGCTCTACAACAAAGGCCGCGCCAAGGCTGACCGCATAGACCTTGACCTTACTCATACGCATCTTGCGCCCGGCATTCTCTGCCCGGACGGACAGTACCGGCAGATCATCACCGTAGAAGATGCGGTCAATGGTGGCTGTAACCTGTTCGACCTGGACCAGCTGCGCCAGGAGTACAGCCAGGACGAATACCAGAACCTGCTGATGTGCGAGTTTGTGGATGACCTGGCCAGTGTCTTCCCGCTCTCCATGCTGCAGGGCTGCATGGTCGATAGCTGGGAGGTCTGGAACGATTTCGAGGCGATGATGCAGCGGCCATTCGGCTGGCGTCCGGTATGGATCGGTTATGACCCGGCGAAGGGAACGCAGAACGGGGACAGCGCCGGGTGCGTGGTGATCGCACCGCCGGACGTTCCGGGCGGTAAGTTCCGTATTCTGGAAAAACACCAATGGCGCGGCATGGATTTCCGTGCGCAGGCGGCGGCCATTGAGAACCTTACAAGGCAGTACAACGTGACCTATATCGGCATCGATTCAACTGGTGTCGGCCATGGCGTTTACGAGGGTGTGAAAGCGTTTTTCCCGGCGGTCCGGGAGTTCGTCTACAACCCGAACGTGAAAAACGCCCTGGTACTGAAAGCCTATGACATCATCAGCCATCACCGGCTGGAGTTCGACGCAGGCCATACCGACATCGCCCAAAGTTTTATGGCCATTCGCCGCTCAACCACCGCCAGCGGCAACCGCCCAACTTATGAAGCCAGCCGCAGCGAAGAAGCCAGCCATGCGGATCTCGCTTGGGCCACCATGCACGCCTTATTCAACGAACCGCTGGAAGGCATTACGACCGGCAATACCAATATTGTGGAGATTTTCTGATGGGGAAACGCAAGAACCGCCAGCCCTCGCAAACCATGACCAGCGAGAACAACGCTCCACGAGCAGAAGCGTTTTCCTTTGGCGACCCGGTTCCGGTGCTGGACCGCCGCGAATTGTTGGACTATCTGGAATGCGTACGCATGGAGAACTGGTACGAGCCGCCGATCAGCTTTGACGGCCTGGCGCGCACGTTCCGGGCGGCAGTGCATCACAGCAGCGCGATTTATGTGAAAAGAAATATTCTGGCCAGCACTTTCATTCCCCATCGCCTGCTCAGCCAGCAGGCGTTTTCCCGTTATGCCCAGGACTTCCTTATCTTCGGCAACGCCTATCTGGAGAAACGCAAGAACCGGCTCGGTCAGGTTCTGGAACTGCGCCCGTCACTGGCCAAGTACACCCGCCGCGGCGTAGACCCGGACACTTACTGGTTCGTACAGTACGGCCTGACCAGCCAGCCTTATGAGTTCGAGCCAGGGTGTCTTTTCCACCTGCTTGAGCCTGATTTAAACCAGGAGATCTACGGCTTGCCGGAGTACATTTCCGCTATTCCGTCCACCCTCCTGAACGAATCTGCGACGCTGTTCCGCCGGAAGTATTATCTGAACGGCAGCCATGCCGGCTTCATCATGTACATGAGCGACCCGGCGCAAAATCAGAGTGATGTCGATAACATACGTAAAGCACTGCGCGAGTCGAAAGGGCCGGGCAACTTCCGCAACCTGTTCATGTACAGCCCGAACGGTAAAAAGGACGGCATCCAGATCATCCCACTGTCTGAGGTTGCGGCCAAAGATGAGTTTCTGAATATCAAGAACGTGAGCCGTGATGACATGCTGGCAGCCCACCGCGTACCGCCGCAGATGATGGGCATCATTCCCAACAACGTCGGCGGGTTCGGTGATGTCGAAAAAGCGGCCAGGGTGTTCGTCCGGAACGAGCTGCAGCCGCTGCAGCGTCGCATGCTGGAAGTAAACGACTGGCTGGGCGAGGAGGTGATAGCCTTTGAGGACTACGAACTGAGCGAGCCAGAGGGTTAAGCCTCACCGACTACCAATCCCAACCGCCGATCCCGGCGGTTTTTTTTCGCCTCTGTGGTGCTGACCACCACCAAAGCCTCTGTAACGCTCTGTGCCGCTTCGCTATGTTTAGACCCGCTGCGCTTCGACTCCGATCCTTGCGCACCGACAGCGCCCCAACGCGGCGCGATTTGCCACCATCCCGACCCTGCCTCCCCTTCAAAAATTGCGCGATTAGCACCATTTCACCCCAAAGCGCGCGCTCGTAGCCCCGCCACGCCTGCCCGCTTCGTGTAATAGTTTTCATGCACTGCAACAAATACGAAAAAGCCCGCTATTTCTGGCGGGCCCGAGGCAAAACGATCCTTTTGCGATCATGCGATTTCATGCAGCATAGACATGCACTGGTCAGGAGCCGTCAAAAGGTGGGGGGAGGTTGGCTTGCTGGCGTTGAACTGCAGATGTTTCTTCCAGCATAAAAAAGTTATTGGCAATGCAAACGATAGACTCCAGCGCCAGCGAGTTTTCATCCTGGATCTTACTCACCATCAAAGCGTTCTCAGCTACCGACCTGACGCAGGCCATATACTTTTGCGCATAATCACCTTCAGACACACAACCCCCTCTATGCTTTGCTATCAACAAAATCAGTCAACCGGCATATGAATGCCCCTATGTAGAGCTAATTTATCAAAGCGCTCGTAAAAGCTAATAGGTTCGCCGGAAGAAAGTCAGAACATTATACAGGCATTTCTGAAACCATACTGCATAATACTGTATAAATAAACAGTATTGTTCGTTCGAAACAAGTATGCACAAAAAAGACGGGTAAGCGCAAGGTCATTCATCTTACTGATTTGAATAAATTTTAATGTCACTTATGCGCAAAAAATGACTGTTATTTTTAACATTGAAACGGTTTTTTAAAAGCTGATGTTAACCTCTTGATTAATCTTTCATCCTTTCGGGAATATCGCGGTTAATGACCCATTTTGTCAGTGCAATATGCTTTCAAGCGGCGCAAGACAGGGTTGCAAGTTGGAATAATGTTGTGTATCTGTGCTCATGAATTAATCACTTTCATAGATCGAATATATGAAATTGATCGTTAAAATCGATCATGCGTGAAATAAAAAAGCCTCCGGAGAGGCTTGGTTAATCTTTAACGCCGTGACATGTCACATCGTTAGCTTTAGCTCATGCCACCCGAGGGTGTTCCAGCACCGAGAATCACCCGAGCATGGACAGGACTGCACTGGCAGTTTTTCACCGCACTTTCCACATTGCCTGGTGCTGATAGACTTAATGCGTCCTTTCAACCGGGCGGCGTCCTGGCGGATCAGCATGGCAATGTATTCGCCCATTTCATATGGAGCGCGACCCGGACGCCGGGCGGCGCAGCTCTGCTCCAGCATTGCCATTTCTTGCTCGTCGAGCTGCAATTCCATTATCCGCACACCGCCGGCTGCCTGGCGTGCTCGCTGCGCTGCTTTTCGTTCTGCTGCTGACTTTGCCATCACTTCACCTTCTGCTGCGGTGCTGCGTAAAGGGGCTTAATTTCCAGCGCCGTATCGGCCTTATACGCTTTGGCCTGCACTATGTTCTTCAACAGAGCTGTCCCGACCATATAAGCCACCGGCTCCTGTTTCATGCTGTCCGTCAGCGCCGCCAGTTCGATACTCAGCAGAACGTATCCCGGCATCCATTGACCAAGTTCAGCAACGTGCGTCACGTTCACGCTGATGTATTCCCCAGTGAATGCCTCTTCGTTCGGGTCCCACTCGCACATGTCGAGAATGTCGCCAGCTTGATACTCACGGTCATTCCAGCGCAGTTCTGCGCGCTTAAGACCGTCGCGAACCGGTGCGAAGTATTCAGGCCAAATCTTGAGGTTATGCGTTTTGCCTGTTTGTTCTTTTGTGAATTCCATTATTTGTTTGCCTCAAATACAGCACGCGCAAAGCCGCGTGGAGTTAAACTACGTAATTGTTTGGTTTTAGGAGATTTGCCGCCCAAGTAGGCCCAGCCCCAAAACTTGCCGATGTGTGGCACTGGTTTTGGCTCCGGCATGACAAATCCGTTACCGCCCCAGATATAGGTTTTTTTGGTGTAGGCGTCGCGGGCTGGCATCCGTGGGTGATACTGCTCCTCGTTGCCCGTCATGTAACCGCCGTACAGGTATGGATCAAAGTAGTAATCTGGCTTGCGCCAGAGGGAAGACATTTTCCCGACCGGGTTTTCTACCAGCCACCGCGCGCCAACGTGGTTGGCTATCGCCTCGACCCGTTCTGCGTTGCGTATCGCCTGCCTGATTGCCTCGTCGGTTCGCTCATGTTTTGCGCCTGCAACGGTCAGCATGGTGCAATCTGGGAATGCAAAGATGATTTGCGGGTCAGGGATGCCGCGCTTGCGAATGCCGCTATAAAAAAAATCATCAATCCAGATATTCACGTAATGAAGGTTTTCATGCTCCATACGGATTTTGTACGCGCCGTGGTTGCCCTCGTCAGCGTTGAAGCAATAGACGGTATGGCCCGCCTCTGCCCATGGCAGGCCCATGATCCCCGAGCCGTCAAATAGTGACCAAATGACCATTTACTCCCCCTTGATGCCAGCTGCGCGGCGTTCTTGCAGCTCGACAACCGCAGCATGAAAATTTCTCCACCACACCTCATCAACTGCGGGGCTATAGCGGGACAACATTTTTTCTGCGGACTGGCGCAGCGTTTCCAGCTCCGCATCTGTGATTTTTTCTGCTTCCACTTTATTTCTCCTTATACCGATATGAGACGCCCAGCCGTTCCAGCCAGGTGTTGATAGTTGTCATGTTGGATTGAGGGGCCTTGCCCCGGATTCGATAGAGCGTGCCGTCCCGAGTGGATTCGTAGAGCACGCTATCCAGCGCGATTTTTTGGCCGGAGAGAAGCAGGCCGATCTCGGTTTCACCGATATCCCAGCCTATCGACTGTGCGAAATCGCGGATTTTCTCTGCTGGCTCGCCTGCCACGAAGCGGCGTTCTTGCCTGGTTGCGCGGTCGCGCTTCTGCCGTTTGGCATCAGCAGCTTCCTCAGATAAACGGCGCGCGATCTTTTTCTTCTCTTTACGGCTCAAAGAGCTGAGATCACGGCCTTCAAGATTGAGTTCTGTCGTTTTTTCCACCGCCCGCGGCTCCCGCGTACAGTTATTGACAGAACTCCGAGGGGCGGCTGCGCCGCCTGAAAAATCAACTTCAAAACCAGAAGCGTCATCGCTCTGGCGTTTCGGGACGATTTTGTATTTCGTCGTGCGGGTGTGGATCTGCGAATCAGTGCCCACAACAGGAGAGTAAAGTCCGGAGATTTTCGAAACGTCATCGCCGTAGATGTTGCCGTTTTCCGTGACCTCGTAGCACAGGCGTACACGGAGTTCATCGCGGGAAACCAGCGGGCCGCCCTGGGCGTTAACGTACTGATCCCATGCGCTGCCGTCGGCTGCCTGCCGCACCGGTTCTATTTCAGGATGCAATACCAGTTCACGATCACCCAGGCGACGGAGTTCACGCCAAACCGTGACCGGCGCACCGCCAATTTGCTGGAACTGACGGATAGCCCAACGAGACGACCAGGCGCTGACGCGGCGGGCCATCTCTTTCAGTGGCTTGCCTGTTTCGTCATCCAGCTCATCATCCAGTTGATAGCCGTCGATGTTCTTTGAGATGTATTTGGCGATATAACCGGTGGCGCTGCCTTTTTCTTTATCGATAGGCTTCATTTCGAAGCGGTTTTCAGCCGCTCCCGGTTCGTGGCCATCCTCCTGCATTGCATAACTGCGGAAAATCTCAGTAGCCTGCTGGATGTTCTCAGGCAGCATGAACAGCAGCAGGTGCCAGTGCGGGGTTTCGTCATGGTGGGGTTCAGCTACACGAAAGCCAAAGACGCGGATCCCTTTACGCAGCCATGCAGCGCGAGTTCGTGACCAGACTTTGCAGAGGTATTTCTGGGTTTCGCGCGGCGACGCCCCGCTGTACTTATTGTTGCGGCGACCGTCATATTGCATTGAGTGATATTTGGAGGGCGCGGTCAGGGTAAAAAAGGCGCCTGCGAGGCCGCGCTCATTGGCGATATCTTCAAAGCCGCGCATTCTGGCCATCAGTTCGCGGCGGCGGTTCGCCGGGTTAGCAACGCTGGCGGCTACCTTGTCGATCAGTGAAACGCGCTCACCGGTATCTTCATCTTCCAGCTCCATGGCTTTCAGAAACTCGCGGTTTGCTTTTTTCTGGGCAGTCCATTCTTGCAGACACGGATCGCTGCAGTATGCAGATGCCCTTTTATGGATGTAGCCTGCCGCAATCATCAGGTGCTCGCGCCAGCGCGCGTTTATACGCCGCAGCCGGTTGAGCCACCACTGAGGGGACTGCATGCGGGCAACGGCGCATAAAGCCTCTTCACCCTCCAGTTCTTCTTTGCAATAGGCCGTCCAGCATGGAACCGGCACATTCAAATGTGAAACGAGGAACCCCATACGGCCATAACCAGACAGCGTGGAAAAATGGGGATCAGCAGTACGGGCCAACTGAAACTCAAACTCGCGGTTAAACTCGCTGCCCAGGATGTCAGCAAGGTTATGCGCCAGTCGTTTCATCTCTTTTTTTCCAGCCCAGATCAGGCGGTAGAAATCACTGTTTAATGGGAGCAGAACTGCGGGTAATGAGCCCTGCGGCAGATAATGTTCGTTCACCTGATCGATACGGCTCAGAACGAAGCGTTCGAAGGTATTAAGCAGCCAGGCGTCAGCTGCTTTTTTACCTTTACGGTCTATGCGTTCCAGCTTTTGGGTGAAGTTACGGCGCACGAAGTGGGGGAGGGACGCCAGGCGGCGGCGAACCGCCCGGCTACGGTCTGGTTTTTCTTCCGTTTCTGCCAGTTCAGCAATAGACAGGAGTTTGCGGTTGCCATCTGGGGTGAGGTACATGATCCCGTGCGCAGTGTCGTCAGCCTGATAAGCTCCGACAGCGGCGCGGGGTTTGTTCCAGCTGTAAGCAAAATCGCTCACGCGCGGGCCTCATTTGTTTTTACGCCAGCAAAAGAGGCGCGAACCGAGCGGGCATATTTCACCGGCGAAGCTACAGCGATAATTTCTGCTGCTGCTTTACCTTCACCAGAAGCAACACCAATGCTGCGTTTGGCAGTGAGGGTATGGATTTTAAAATCGCGATAGAGGGAACGGGTCAGAGCCGTGTCGCTGTTGGACACGACAACCGTATGACCCTGAGCAGCCAGGCGCTCCAGCAGGCTGGCCAGAAGATACTGCTCATCCTCGGTAAACCCGGCGGTGTGGTATTTGGCAAAGGTGCCGTCATAAGGCGGATCGCAATAAACCACGTCACCGGCCTGAACCATTTCCAGCGTTTCCTCAAAGCTGGCGCAGATGAACGTTGCGCGTTTCGCTTTCTCTGCAAAGGCGCGGATCTCGCTTTCCGGGAAGTACGGCTCTTTGTAGTTACCGTAAGGCACATTGAAAATGCCCTGCAGGTTGTAGCGGCACAGGCCACGGTAGCAGTGGCGGTTCAGGTACAGGAAATAAACGGCGCGGCGCAGCCGGTTGAGTTCCTGGTCATGGTTGAAGACTTCACGGACGCGGTAGTAACTTTCAGCCAGGCTCATGCTCTCGAAAACAGCACGGGCAAGGGCGATAAAATTCTCGCAGTCTTCGGCAATGACGCGATAGAGATTAATCAGATCCGGATTGATATCTGCTACGAGATAGGCCGGGTAATCGGTGGACATCATCACCGCGCATGAACCCGCGAACGGTTCAACCAGGCGCGGACCAGCAGGGAGACGCTTAATCAGCTCAGGCATAATGGCTGTTTTGTTGCCAGCCCATTTCAGCATTGTGCTCACACGGCACCTCCGTTGTAATGCCTGCCTTTCAGCTCGTCGATTTCTTTACAGGTGACGCACAGATCGCAGCCGGGAACGGCAATGCGGCGCGCTTCCGGGATGGCTACGCCGCAGCTTTCACAGCGGAAAGAAGAAACCGCAGCGCTACGGCTGCGGGCGTTGTTGATGTTGCGCTGCAGGGTTTCCTCCACGCGCTGCTGCACGAGATCCATTGAATCGGCCATTAGCGTTTTTCCTCTGGAGTTACGACAAAATCACGATTGCTGAGTTGATAGGTGGTCTTCCCCTCATCATCTGCAGATCTTTGCCGTACGAATTCATCGATATTGAAAACAGCCATGCGCCCCTCACGACCCAAGAAAACGCCATGGTGGGGTGGGCGAGAATTGGAACGGCTGGTTATTACCACCCGCTGACCCGGTTTTAAGTGGCTGGTTTTCATCAATGCAGCTCCTGCGCTTCGTTGGTGATGATCACAGCTTCAAGGCGCAGAAGTTCTGCCGCCTCTTTGCCGTTCAGTTCGCCCTTAGTGATGAACGCCGCCAGTTTTTCCAGACGAGCAGCCATAACATCTGCACGCCCGCGGCGTTCTTCCATGCGGGCAGCGGCCAGCAACTGGTTGAGTCCTGCATCATCAACTCCAGTTTTTGTCTTACGGGTTTCAATATTTCGCATTTCACTTCTCCTGAATTTGGGCAAAACGAAGCCCGGCGGGTTTACGCCATTTAATGGGTTTGGTTAATTAGCTGTAGCCGAGAACGCGGGGTGGTTTGTTTTTCAGCTGTTCAATCATTTCAGCCTGTAAGCGCTGGCGAAACTCCACACAACACTCCCAGTTAGGATCCACGCGGAAAATCTCACCACCGCGGGTTTTGATTTCGAAGCCTTCTTCCATATTTGGAATAACGACCCCGAGAATAATTCTCAGATCATCGCGCGACATGTTTCACTCCTTTCAAAATAAAACGAGCAATACGAATGATTAAATAAGCTGGCTGTTTGGCCTTTTTACTGGTCAGCCCATTTAATAATTCGGACTGATCGCGGCTTGGGTGCCAGCGCTTATCTGCGGTGCTAATCCAGCCGTGGCCGTAGTGCATGCGCGGGCTTTCTTTTACCAGCAGCGATGCGAAAGATGGTGCGTTATCCATGCTCACCTCAGATCAAGCCAAATGATGCGCCGAGGCCAGTTACGGTATCTACCGCACTTGTCATGGCCGGGTGCGCGTGTAAACGCGCATGCAGAGAAACGGCGGTCAGCGCCAGAAAGCGGGTGGCTGAGTTAATGCTCTCTACAGCCTGGCGGCGGCCTGATGCGGTTCCGGTTTCACCGCTGATGGCTGCCCTGGCGACACTCCCCAGTTCCGCCGTCGCATTCATGACGTAGTGAGGCATTTTCTCTTTGGCTACTTCATTCACCGGCACGCACGGCAGGCAGTGGAGCTGCGCCAGAAAACCATCAACCAGTGTTGGGTCTTCGGTGGCGTCGGTCAGCGTCAGGATATCCAGCCAGGTCAGCTGATGAGGCTGATCAGGGTTGAGCTTATTGCGCAGGGTCTGCACATTCATTCCTGCCAGTTCTGCCAGCTTCACCATGTTGTGTTTCAGGGCGAAGGCGCGACAGGCTTCCTCGAAGTGCGGGTGTTTGGAAACTTGATAATCAAACATGGCCTGCTCCTTGTTAACTTACATAATTAAGTTGGTTATGCAGCAACGTACTTGCAGTTAATGCCTTGTTGGAGCAGACGGGCGCGAAAAGCGACCATGTTGATACGGGCCGCACCGCCTTGTTTTTTACGGGGAACGAGAAGCAGATCGCCGTCAGAAACCATGGCCTTAACAGTGCGCAGGCTATAGCCATACTGAACAGCGAACTCTTCATAGCTCATCACATCGGGGCCTGACGGGATTGCAATTTGAGGTGTCATGTTGGATTATCTCCGGTTAACAGTTGATTTAGTGCATTGGCGTGCATTTGTTTTGGTTTTGAGAATATACACAACCCGATTGGGTTATGCAAACGTCTCAAATGCAAATTTAGAGGTCTGTGTGGGCGAAAAAACTTCACAAGCGAAAGATATTTTGGAAAGAATCCTTAGTTCTTATGGATTTAACTCGCGTCAGCAGTATTCAGAAGTTGTTGGCGTTCCACTTGGAACAATAGGCAATTGGGTGAGCAGGGACAGTATCCCTGGTGACTACGTGATTAGATGCGTTCTGGATACAGGAGAGGATCTAAGCTGGATACTGACGGGTGAACTTAAAAAATCA